AGTTGCATATATATTTGCGCCTCTAAATGGTTCTGTTATTAAATAGTGCTTACAATCTATACATCGTGGTGCCAATTTGATTGAATTTAAATAACGAATAAATGTCATATTGTGATAAATATATTGAATTCATTTATTTATATCGTTTTATAAATGATAATGATATAAATGATAAAAAATTTGTAATTCATTAAAAATCAATCGCCTTTAATGCACTTAAAATTTCCTCTGATAATTTTTCCGGAAATTTCACATCAAAAATGATAAGCAAGTTACCTGTATGTCCGTCTCTACTTAAACCCATGTTTGGAATTAATTTTTTGTAACCATGGCTTATAATGTTGCCCGAATTATTTGTAATGGTATATGTCTTTCCTGTTAAATATTTTAGTTCAAATGTAAATCCACATAATGCCTCTTTTACTGTAATTGTCTTTTCTAGAATTAAATCTAAGCCACTGCGTTTAAATTCTGTATCATTCTCTATCTTCACAAAAATCTTGATATCTCCTTTATTAGTTTCGCTAATAACATTGCCTTTGTCTTTTAATAAAATAATCTCCCCTTCATCTATACCTTTTGGCACAGTAACATAAACAGTTTCCTTTTCAAATACCTTTAGGCCATTTTCAATCATCCATCTTTCAATATCTACCGGAATCGTAGTGCCTGTTAAGATCTTATCTATTGGCACATTTATGTTCATTGTTATTGGTGCAGGCTTTTGTTGATGCTGGAATCCAAAACTAGGACCAAAGCCTTGGTTCTGAACTGGTCGGCCATTATGAAATACTCTGATATTTGGACCCATACCTGGACTCATAAATTGTATATCTGGACCTAGACCTGCACCACTCATAAATGGCATGCCAAAAATACTTGAAAACAATTCATCTACAGGATTCATGCCTTGATTCATATTTGGATTTAACCCTTGTTGACTCATCATCTTGAAAAATGGATTGTTATGCGTCATATCATACTCTTTTTTCTTTTCCGGGGTCCCTAGAACTTCATAAGCTTCACTTATCTTTTGAAATTTCTCTGTTGATTCTTGACTGTTTCCATTCTTGTCCGGATGGTGTATCATCGACAACTTCCTCCATGCTTTCTTGATCTCATCTGCAGTTGCTGTCTCTGGAACATCCAATATATCATAAAAAGACGTATTTTGTGAATTCATATATTAATATTATTTGAGATAAACTTAAATACTTATCAACGTATATATTTATATTATTTATGGACAACCCACTTTTTTTAAATAAATATCAACCAACTAAATTCAGCGATTTTGAAACAGATAGCGAAATGATCGATATCCTTAATACGCTTATTAATATTAACAATCTGAATATTTTATTCATTGGCGATATCGGTTGCGGCAAAACGGCTTTTCTTAATGCAGTTATTCGCGAATATTATAAAATAAGTTCAACAACTACAATTGATGACAATATATTGCATATTAATAGTCTGAAAGAACAAGGCATCAATTACTATCGCAATGATGTCAAAACATTCTGTCAGACTTGTTCTTCTGTTAAAGGGAAAAAGAAAATAGTTGTTCTTGATGATATTGATCTTATTAATGAACAAAGTCAGCAAGTGTTTCGCAATTGTATTGACAAATACAGCCACAATGTGCATTTCATATCATCTTGTAGTAATTCCCAGAAAGTCATCGAGTCGCTGCAATCACGACTTATTATCATAAAAATTAAACCTTTGCATCGTGAAAATTTATCCACTATCATGCACAAAATAAAAGTGGCTGAAAATATTGTGATTGATAGTGATGCCGAACAATTTATACTCAATGTCTGCAATAATACCGCTAAAATATTGATTAACTATATGGAAAAATTCAAACTGTTAAATCAGCCTATTACTTATGAATTAGCTAATAATGTTTGCACTAATATTAGTTTTCATATTTTTAATGAATATACTCATCTTATTAAAAGCAATCAACTAACAAAAGCAGTAAGTATTTTATATAATTTATATGATAAAGGCTACTCAGTCATGGATATTTTAGATAATTATTTTCTTTTCATAAAAAACACGGACTTACTAACAGAAAAACAAAAATATAATGTGATTCCTATTATTTGCAAATACATCACTGTTTTTCATAACATACATGAAGATGAAATCGAACTGGCATTATTTTCTAATAATATGTTTGCTAGTTTACATAATGCACTATAAATCAAAATATCATTTTATATTTATTTATTAGATCATTTACAATATTACTAACAAAATTTTAATTCATTTTTAGGCATATTTTAAGTTTTTAAATAATTAATATACTGTTATTATAAATATAAAATGAACTCACAAATATTTAAAAATAAAATTCCTAATGAAATCTTTTTCAATTTAATTAATGATATCTCTATCAAAACCGAAAAGTGTTATGTTATCAACAATAATGCATATAAAAAAGGCATCTTTAATGAAACAATACCTAAATTCTTAGAAGAATGCAAGCCATATTATCATATATCCAAGCGTAAATATTTGGAACGAAAAATAAATTATAACTCTTTTATTACTATATTGCGACAAATATGTAATTTCAACAAAATTACATATACATCTCAAATTAAATATGACAAATCACAATATGATATTATTTATTACATTTATTACTAGATTTATTTTTAGGGTTTTTTATTTATTTAAGATCTTAATAAAAATTATACACATTCTTCAACATGTGCAAATTCTTTCTAAACTCTCTCTTAGTAAGTCTGACACTATCATATGCAGCCAATTCATATCTGATATCCATGTTTTCTTCCATAAAGTAATAATCCACGCCTTCCAAATCAAATGGCATATTATTGTAATTATACAATGTATAACTACTATACGCATCCTTTCCAATTATGAACTTTACAAACTTATACATATCCGATGACTTGTCTGATCGGAAAAAATATTGCTGATTATCAATGCCTGTTCTTTCACTCTTTCCATATACCACATACGACTCTTGCTCTACATCATATGCTAAAAATAGTCTGTTAACAATAGTTTCATAATTATTTAAAGAATCTCTCTCTTCAATGCATAAAGTTAAATAGCTATCGGTGTGTGACATCTTTCCTGGTTATATAATTATATAAGGTTGCGTTTAAATTGTTTTTTATAATATTTTATATTTTATATTATAGTTATATAATATAAATATGGCTCAACCATTTGTAGAATTTTCTGGAACTCAGTATTTTGCTGATAATCATCAACCTTCAGATTACAATGAAATACTGTATATTTTTAAAGATTCAAATAATATATATGATTTTATAGACTCATCTAATCCTAAGAAAAAAATGGCCAATACCTATTGGAATAATGATAAAACTTCTAAAATAAAAATACCAACAAAATATAAAAAATATAAAACCGGATCTGTAAATAATGCTAACATACTTTATTTAAAAGGATCTATTGTTATATTAGATAGTGCCCGGATTAATAGTGGAAAAAATGTTTTGATTGATAGAAAAACTTTATCCGATATGGAAGAAGAAGATTTTTCTACTGATGTTAAAGAAGACATGAAAACAGATATAGGGAATTTAGGTGTTGGTATTTATAAAAAAAAGAGAAGGACTAAAAGAAATGGAAGAGGCAAAAGAAAGGAGAAAGGAAAAAGATATTCTTTAAAAAAAAGATAATTATAAAATTCTAGTTAAACAATATATTAAACTCACTTAAACCTAACAAATACTATATTATTTATAAACTAACAAATGTCATCCAATAGCATACATTCTGGTATGGTTACTCAGATATTTACAAATGCAATTCCTGAGAATTCTTCTACAAATATAATGAATTATGCTGTAGGCACAACAGTATTGCATTTTAATAATGATATTAATAACAATGGATATACATTGAATTTATCACATGATTTTAACTGTTATATTCCCAACACACTTGTTATTCATTTGTATCATAGTCTCAATATTCCGGAAAATTCAGGATCTAGATTCGAGTTTATTTTTAATATATGTCATCTTTTTCATAAGATGCGGCTTGTTTTGCAAATTTCTGAACAAACCGTGCTTCAATTACCTCTTTCTTTGTTATATGAACTAAATCGAGTTGAAATGCACGACGAAAATTTATATATTCGAATTCCTTTTGAAGCTTTATTCAGTAAAATAAATATGGTTGAACTACAATATTCTACTGTATCATTTTTGTTGTTAGATACCCAAGAAATAAACAACTATGCGAATAGTTTTAGTTTGATATCAAAAGTGTATATACATGATAGCAATGAAAATTCAGTATTGTCTAATAATAATAATGCACATAGTAGAAGAAATACAAGCACTTTAATTCAACAAATTGGCACTTTATACATGTCTATTCCTAACAATCAAATTGTATTTAATCGACGGATATTTCAAATTCAAACAAATATATTGAATGGACCAACCAAAGGTTTTTTAATACAGTGTCATAATGCCAACCTAACATCTATTAAATTTTACATTAACAATCTTTTAAGATTTGATTATGATCAATATTTAATTCAAAGCGTATGTGTTAAATTATCAGACAACTTGCTTTACATGCCATTCAATGATCACAATGATTTTTTAGATAAAGACATAAATACATTTTCAGGTGCTATTAATTTGTCACGGCTTGAAAATTCAACGATATGTCTTGAGTTTTCTCAAGATCAGTATGATATCAGTATACATAATGTGTATCTCAATTATTTTCAACAAATTAGCGGATTAAGTGCATTAAGTATTGATTATAGACCTGCTTTTATTGAAAATTCTATATATAATCATCCAATTCAACCTATTATAGGAACACCACTTAATTCAAGCATGCTTGATATGTCAGGAAATTATATTATAAATCGTAGAACAAGTTTGTATAGTGGAACAAGTTCTAATAGTTCATATGGTGGAACAAGTTCTAATAGTTCATATGGTGGAACAAGTTCTAATAGTTCATATGGTGGAACAAGTTCATATAGCGGAAGAACAGGTCCTTTTAGTAGAGCCGGAAATTATATAAATAGCTATACAGGATCTATTACAGAAACCGGCACTGTAACA